AGAATTAATATGAGTACTGAAAAAATAAACAAAACCTCACGCAAATTAGAAACCCGTGAAAAGGATGCTCGAAAGAGGGGATGGGTTCCTCCTTCGAACTTAGAAGCACCTGAACCACCCGAAGGTTTTCACCATCGGTGGGTAAGAGCTGAATATCGTGGCATGGCTGATGAAAAAAATATCATTGGTAGGCTACGAAGTGGATATGAATTTGTACAAGCAGAGGAATATCCCGATAGAATGGATTTACCATCTATTGCTGACGGCAAATACAAAGGTGTAATAGGTATCGGCGGATTATTATTGATGCGTTGTCCTGTTGAAGTAAAAGAGGATCGGGATGATTATTTCCGTAATCTTACAAACGATAAGACAGCAGCTATTGAAAGTGATCTACATAAAGATGAGCACCCTAGCATGCCAATCCATCAGGAAAGGCAAAGCAGAGTAACATTTGGGGGCAAGAAATCTTAATGAGTAAGATTAAAATGTCTCCAGATAAGTAATAGGAGACTAATATGGCTAATATAGATGCCGCATTCGGTTTACGTCCAATTGCTAAAGTAGGTTCGGCTCCAGGTGGGACAACTGGAACTACTAAATACTCTATAGGTGATAACCAAAGTACTGCGATCTTCACTGGCGACCCCGTTAAATATAAAAATGACGGAACTATTGAAGTAGCTACTGCAAGTGACGCACTGTTAGGAGTATTTATGGGTTGTTTTTACACAGATCCAACTACTGGCAAACCGACGTATAGAAATTACTTTCCTGCATCGTTATCTCCAGGAGATGCGATTGCTTTTGTTGCAGATGATCCAGATCAAATGTACATAGCACAACAAGATTCAGTCGGTTCTAATCTTGTGGCGGCAGACCTTAACTTAAACGCTAACTTAATCTTTGGCGCAGGAAGCACTACAACAGGTGTTTCTGGTGTTGAGATTGACTCAAGCACAGGTGCAGTAACAGCTACACACCAAGTAAGATTGATTGATTTTTATGATATACCAAGTAACGACGCGACAGCGAACAACAGTGAATTGGTTATCAAAATTAACAATCACTCTCTTAATGGTGGTACTGGTACTGTGGGCTTATAAGGAGGACTAGACTATGGCGATTAATAGAGCACAACTGGCCAAAGAACTAGAGCCTGGCTTAAATGCCCTCTTCGGTATGGAATATTCTCGATATGAGAATGAACATGCTGAGATCTTTGACCAAGAATCAAGCGACAGAGCATTCGAAGAAGAAGTAATGCTTGTTGGCTTCGGTGAAGCAGCGGTAAAGCAGGAAGGTTCAGCAGTACAATTTGATACTGCACAAGAGTCTTTCACTGCTAGATATACTCACGAAACTGTAGCATTAGCTTTCAGTTTGACTGAGGAAGCTGTCGAAGACAACTTGTATGACACTTTATCGGCTCGTTATACTAAATCATTGGCACGTTCAATGGCGTACACTAAGCAAGTAAAAGCTGCGAACATTTTAAATAATGCATTCGCAACTGCTGGCGGTGATGGTGTTTCATTAGTAAACACTGCACACCCAACTGCTTTAGGTGGCACTTTCTCAAACAGAAGTGCAACTGACGCTGACTTGAACGAAACCTCATTAGAGCAAGCGATGATCGACATTGCAGGCTTTATCGATGAAAGAGGGCTAAAAGTTGCAATGCAAGGTAGAAAACTAATTCTTCCTGTAAACATTCAATTTGTAGCTGATAGAATTTTAAATTCTACTCTAAGAGTTGGTACTGCTGATAATGACATCAACGCACTTAGAAACATGGGTATGCTACCTGATGGATACGTGGTTAACCACTACCTATCAGATACTGATGCATACTTCATCAAAACTGATGCTCCTAATGGATTCAAACACTTCGTAAGAGCTGCCCTTGCTACTGGCATGGAAGGTGATTTCGATACAGGAAACATGAGATATAAAGCACGTGAAAGATACAGCTTTGGTTTCTCAGATCCTAGATGTGTATACGGATCTCAAGGTTCATAAGAATTAACTAAATCTTTCTTAGGTGAAGAAGGCGCTTGTAAGAGCGCCTTTTTTATTTTATAACTTATGTACCTAGATTAATTAAGTTGTGTAGACTGACTAGGCAGACGGTATAGAGACTACATGACGAGGGCTATACACCATAGGAGGTTATTATGGCACAAACGACTTTTCAAGGGCCAGTTAAATCAATTAACGGTTTCATAGGAGCAGGTGTTGGAAACGTAGTAAGCTTAACAGCGGATACAACTCTAACAGTTGCAGACCACGCAGGTCGAATTTTAACGTGTAATGATGCAGACGGCAAATTTACTTTACCAACGATTGACGCTACAGCTGATGCTAACGGCACAGGACCAGGCAACGATCCAAACAACACTAACAACGTAGGCGCTACTTTTACTTTTATTGTAGAAACAGCAGCTACTGATATGGACGTGTTAACTGATGGTACCGATAAATTTGTTGGTGGTGCTTACATTGGTATTGATGATTCAGCAGCAGGTAAAACTTTTATCTCTGGTGCAACTAACGATGTTATTACACTAAACGGAACAACAAAAGGTGGACTTGCAGGTAGTATTATTAAATGTACTGCAATGGCTGATAATAAATATCATGTCGAAGCACAGTTATTAGGTTCAGGAACTCTAGTAACTCCATTTGCGGATGCGTAATGTTCGGTCTTAAAAATAAAGAACTAACTTCGAGCGGACAAGTTACGACTAAAGTCTCTGCGGGCACTAACACTCTTAGTGCCCCCGCTAGAGTTCTACAGTTAAGCATTAGATGCGGTACAACTTTAGGAAGAGTGGATCTAAGAGATAACGGTTCAGGTGGAACTGTTAAATACACAGTTCCTACTCCTGCAATCGGCGCTGGTGAAGATGAAGTAATGACGATTAGTTTTCCAGATTTAGGTATTAAATTTGATACAGATCTTTACGTTTTCTTTAACCAAGCAACGCACGTAGAAGTTTTGTACGCATAAGATGGCTAGGCTTGTCACATCAATTTCTAAATTAGGATCCTCTGAGCCATTTGAACTTCAGGTGGCTCAGGGACAAATCGCTTATCACAAACATATTTACAAGTTTGGACAAAATTCAGTCGTTGGAAATAGTGTAGAAACTATCTGGCAACAAGGTGGTTTATATTCTTATCCACCAAGTGCAACTACAATGACGGTATCTAGTTCTAATACAAATGATACATCAGCAGGAACAGGTGCAAGAACAGTTTTAATTTCTGGATTGGACGGAGATTATAATGAAATATCTGAAACTATAACACTAAATGGTCAAACAGCTGTTACTACTACTAATTCATTTTTACGAGTAAACAGAGCAATAGTTTTAACCGCAGGAAGTGGCGGGGCAAACGCAGGAACTATTTATGTAGGAACAGGAACAGTGACTACAGGTGTACCTGCCAATGTTTATACAACAATTAATGGAGATGGCACAAACCAAAGTCTTCAAGCATTTTGGACAGTACCCGCAAACTATAACGCTTATATTCATCAAACAAATATCTCAACAGGAAATAGTTCAAATACTCCCGCTGTTTTAAAAACTTTGTTAGTGGCAAGACCACATGGTGGAGTATTTAACACAAAAGAAGTAATTGTATTAACAGATGGCAATCATCTACAGAACTATAGTTTTCCCATTACATTAACAGAAAAAACAGATATTGAATTTAGAGCAGAGTCAAGTTCAGGATCTGTAAGCTTTAATGTGTCTGCGTCTATGAATATTTTATATGTTAGAATGGGAAGCAGTTTATAATGGCTGATAAGCAACCACGTAGAAATAAAAAGAATTTCCGCCCTACTGAAAAGGGGGCGGGAATGACTAAAGCTGGGGTAAAGAAATATAGAGCAATGAACCCTGGTTCTAAATTAAAAACAGCAGTTACAGGTAAAGTTAAAAAAGGATCTAAAGCTGCTAAAAGAAGAAAATCATATTGTGCAAGAAGTGCAGGTCAAATGAAACAATTTCCAAAAGCTGCGGCTAATCCTAACTCAAGATTACGTCAAGCTAGAAAAAGATGGAAGTGTTAAGAATTTTATTAATATTATCAATTTTATTATTTTCACAAAAAATTTATGGAGAGACAAACACTGTGTCTTCGACGGTGGTGACAAATTCGACACCGCCAACTGCTTCGGCGCCAAGTGTTGTTGTAAACAATTCTGATATTTGTAAAGTAGCAACGTCAGGTGCAATACAAACAAATATACTTGGTTTGGCTACAGGCGTTGTAGTGGACGATGAGCTGTGTCAATTGCTCAAGCTCAGTAGGCAGATGTATGCTGCAGGCCTAAAAGTTGCGGCGGTGAGTATATTAGCACAAGACCCAAGGGTGTTTGACAGTTTAGTGATGGCAGGAACACCACCTCCGTACATGGGTTCTATTGGCAGTGAAGCTTTAGAGAAATGGAAATCAAATCCACATATGATACCAGAAGGTAGCATGGTATTTAAAGATGATGTTTTAAAAATTAATATAAATGAGGATGTAGATGATGGCGAATTCAAAAAGTTTTTATTTTTGGCTATGGCTATGTATATCGGTCTCCCTATCCTTTTCTAGTAAAGCACAAGTAGATTGCTCCACAACAACTGTCGGTTTATGTGACGAGGTTGTTGATCAAGTTATTATTGAAACAGTAACTGAAACAATTGAAATGAAACCCGATGGTATTCTAACTACCACAACCACCGAAAAAGATATTACAACCACCACCGTCGAAAACAAAGATAGTGGTGATATTCTTGATAGTGACAACGGATATGTAGCGACTTCGAAGGACGGTTCAATGGGCTCAGACTGGGGTGGCCAAGGTCCCGCTAGTATGCCTACAGGAACTTATTGTGGTGATTTAGGAACTGATAGATGCGCTGAAATTACAGGGTCTGATAATAATACAAGCGCTATGGGTGTTGAAGGAATGGGAACCACCTTTATACAAACAGTTGATGTATCTGAACTCGATATAAAATATGGAGGTAGAACTAACTATTCTATCAAAGTTGATAAGCAAGATGCTCAAGATAGAATATATATGCATATTACAGGAAGAGACGGAACTACTGAGGTATTTAGTGGTACTGATATTTTATCGGAGTCGGGTGTTAATAGTGGTTATCAAGTATACGAAAGTGGCTTTGATTTTTCAGGCACCATTACAAATTTAATTATAGAGGTAGGCGGACGTGATGTGAATTTAGCCGTGGGCCCAGTTTTTGATGACGTAAGCATTCGTGTGTTATACAACACTATTTCTACAATAGTACAACAAACGATTACATCTGTAGAAATGTGGGTTGCTTACGGTGGTAGTACCGAAACAGAAGTTATAGATATTGTAGAAGATTTTTTTGATCATAATGATTTTGTAGAAAAACCAGGTGGTGAAATAGATATACAACCAATTGAAGAACCAGATACAGAAGTTTCTTACGAAATGGTTGAAATGGAAATGGAAATAGAAATGCCTGTCATGGAGGTAGAAATACCAGAGATGGAAATGGAAATGCCAGAAATAGAAGTGGCGAGTGTTGAGACAGAGATAGAAGCAGAGATGGAAATGGAAATGGAGATGCCTGAACCAGAGGTAAATGAGCCAGATCCACAACCAGAGGAGGTACAAAATGAACCTACTGAAGAAGATACTACAGAGCCTGAACCTGAAACGCAGGAGGAGCCTAAGCAGGAAGAAAGCGCACCAGAGGCTACTGAAAATGAAACTAAAGAAGTTGAGGTTGAGGAAGTAGAAGAAAAAGAAGAACCTAAAGAAGAGCCTAAACAAGAGGAAAGTAAAAAAGAAGTGGCGGCGAAAAAAATATTAGAGAAGATGGGTGATAAAGGTAGATATGATTCAGCAAATCAGTTAAAAACATTAATTGTGATGCAAGTATTAGGTAATTCAAAATCATTCTTTGATTCACAAAAACAACTGAATGATATTGAAGGATTTTTTACAGATCAGTTTATTCCTGATGCTGAACTTACAACAAACAATATAGCACAATATTTCTTGTTTGCAGGAAGTGATGGGCTAATGAACGAAATGGTAATGCAACAGTGGCAGAATTAGTATGTGCGGGTTTAAAGTTTAAAGGCGGAAAGATAGTCGTTGTCTTAACAGCACTAGGTACATTGCTTGGTGGTGCGTGGGGCGCGTTTGAATTTTATAAGGATTATCTAACGATGAAAGATACCATATCTCAATATGTCAGCCCTGACCTTTCAGGCTTTGATAAACGTATAGATTTAGTACAACAAGAAGTAGAAATGCTACAGAGTGAAATGAGTATGATTCTAGAAGAAGTTGGATTAGTGGCAGATGTAGCTAAAGAATTAAAAAACGATTTAAAAGGTGATGTGAGACGTATTGAAACAATTGTTGAGGATGTAGAGACAAGAGTAAAAGAAGATTCTAGATCAAATGAAAAAGACTTAAAATTAACGGTGGATGGTATTGAGTCTGATATGCAAAAATTAGAAAATGAGCTAAATGAAGCTATGACAGAATTACAAGAAAGCATTGATAAACAAATTAAGCTAACTCTCGCTAATCCTTTATCTCAAATGAAGTAATGGTAGCTAAACTCCCAAATAACCAATACTTTACACCTATTAAAAAAAGAACTAGTATAGGTAATTCTTCACGCAGTAGGCCGAAGAATAAAAACAAAAGACGTCAACACGTTAAATATAGAGGTCAAGGTCATGGGTAAATTATGTGCTAGAGGAAAAGCTGCAGCTAAAAGAAAATTTAAAGTTTACCCTTCTGCTTATGCAAACATGTATGCAAGTGCTGTGTGTTCTGGAAAAGTAACACCAGGCGGTAAAAAGAAACCAAAGAAAAAAGCTGATGGAGGAATGATTAATAAAATTTCTCAGCAAAGAAAAAAGGTATCCAACTATAATCAAGGAGGCATTGCTAAAGGTTGTGGTGGTATTATGGAAAATAAACGTAAAGTAACCGCAGTAACATAAATGTCCTTACGAAAGTGGGTAAAAGAAAAATGGGTAGATATAGGTGCTCCCAAAAAGAATGGTAAGTATCAACCTTGTGGTAGATCTAAAGGCAGTAAAAGAAAATATCCAAAATGTGTTCCTATAGCAAAAGCTAAAAGCATGACAGCAGGACAGAAGAAATCTGCTGTTGCTAGAAAAAGAGCTGCAGGCAATACAGGACCTAAACCAAAGAATGTCGCAACATTTACAAAAAGAAATAAAAAAAGACGTACGTAAGTGGTCTGAACACTTTCTTGAGATACCTAATAAACATTTAGGTGGTTTTCCCGCATGTCCTTTTGCAAAGAAAACATGGCAGAATAATAAAGTTATTATTGAAGTAAAGAGAAAGAACAAATGGTATAAAACACAACTTAACGCTCAATTAAAACAATTAGATTTTCATATCCATGAGATATTGATATTTTGTGATCCATACTTTAATTATTCTCTAGAGGAATTTCAGGATATTATTGATGCATACAATGATTGGTATAATGAAAAGGATATATTTTTTATGGGTTTTCATCCCCTCAATCCAGCCAATGAAGAAGAACAAGAGTTTCTGGTTACTCCAAATGGGGAGACCCCACTTGTAGAGAGTGATCTTATGTATTCTATGATGTTGATACAAAAGTTCTCGCAATTACAGGAAGCTTCTGATAAACTACATCGTCAAGGTTACTATAAGAAGTGGCCAAAAGGGTATTATAAAGACGTCGTAGTATCTAGACAAAAAACCTTTAAACGAATATTCGGAGGTCGATATGATGGGTAAGAAAAAATCAGTTCCAATGAAACGAGGTGGCGTTGCTAAAAAACGTGGCGGTGGCATGATGATGGAAATGAAACGTGGCGGTAAAGTCATGAAGGGTAAAAAGAAAAAAGTAATGAAGAAAAAAGGCAAGAAAAAATAGATGCCTACGTATTCTTCGACAGCAAGCTTTGATCTCTCTATAGATGATATAGCAGAGGAAGCATTTGAACGATGCGGTCTACAAATTCGTAGTGGCTATGATATAAAGACCGCAAGACGTTCTCTTAATTTAATGTTAGCTGAATGGGCTAATAGAGGTTTAAATCTTTGGACAATTCAAAAACAAGAAAAAACATTAGCGGCTAATACAACAGCTTTAACAGGAACTGATTTATTTGGTTCTGCGGCTAATGACAGTTCACAGATTGTTGATATTACTGATGTCATTATTCGTGATTCAAGTAATAATGATTATTCAACATCAAGTATAAGTAGAGCTACGTATTGGAACTATACTGTTAAAACGACCAGCGGACGACCAACTCAATACTATTTTGAACGTACGATAAACCCAACACTATATCTATATCCTGCTGCAGATTCAGCATACACTCTAATATATTATGCTCTTGTTCGGATGAAGGACTCGGGCGATTACACGAATAATAATGAGATTCCTTTTCGATTTCTTCCATGTTTATCTGCTGGATTAGCTTATTACATAGCTATGAAAAAAGCGCCAGACAGAATTCAATTATTAAAACAAATTTATGAAGATGAGTTCCAACGAGCAGCGGATCAAGATGGTGAAAGAACAAGTTTATTTTTAACACCTAAAACATATTTACCAGGAGTCTAAATGGCTAGATATGCATCAGGTAAATTTGCACAGCGAATATCTGATCGTTCAGGTATGGCATTTCCTTATAATGAAATGGTGCAAGAATGGAATGGTTCATGGGTACATATTAGTGAATTTGAGCCTAAACATCCGCAGTTAGAGCCTTTACCAAAAGTATCTGATCCACAATCTTTACAATATGCTAAAGCACAGAAAATTAGTGCTATTGTTCCTTTGACAACAAACTTCTGTGGAAGAAATTTATTTGGTGTAAAAACACAAACAATTACACAGTTTAACCCCATACCCGCACCAGGGGCAGATGAGACAGTGACTGTTAATACAATGCAACCTTTAGAAGGGACAGATCAAGAGAATAAAGATATAGAAATTAGTTCATTTTTAGGTACAATAACAGTGAGTATAACATGACCACTTATTCAGAATTAGTAGATCAAATAAGAAATTACACAGAAACATCTAGTGATGTTTTAACCACAACTATAATTAATGATCTTATCAATCAAGCAGAACTTCGTATTTTTAGAGAAGTAGATCTTGATGTATTTAGAGCTTATCAATTTACAACATTAACACAAGGCAATGAGTTTATTACATTACCTGGTGCTACTCCAAGCACTATGTCATTTGTAAGAACAGCCTCTATTTATCCAACTGTAGGAACAGATGCTAACGTAAGAACTTATTTAGTACAAAAAGATATTAGTTATATGACTGAGTACTGGCCTAATAGAACTACACAATCAAAACCAAAATACTATGCTATGTGGGATCAAAACACAATATACCTTGCTCCAACTCCAGATACAGCATATAAGATAGAATTAGCTTTGAATCGTAATGAAACAGGTCTTTCTACCACTAATACCACAACATGGGTTAGTCAGAATGCACCACAAGTTTTGTTGTATGGCTGTTTAATTGAGGCTTTTAAATTCCTCAAAGGACCCTATGACTTACTTGCTCAATATGATAAAAGTTATCAACAAGCTGTAGAACGCTTGCAAATAGAACAACAAGGTAGACGAAGAAGGGACGAATATCAAGATGGTGTTATTCGAGTTCCTTTGCAGTCACAACAACCATAGGAGATAAAAGATGGCTATATCACAAGCAGTGTGCAACTCTTTTAAAGCAGAGCTTTTAGAAGGGAAACATGATTTTGCGAATGGTGGACATACTTTTAAAATTGCGTTGTTTACATCAAGCGCAACTTTAGGAGCAACAACTACTGACTATTCGACAACAAACGAAATAACAAATACATCTGGTTCAGCTTACGTAGCGGGCGGAGAAACTTTAACAGGTCAATCTGTTACAGGTGGTTCAGGAGCATCAACAGCTTATGTTGATTTCTCAAATGATCCTCAATGGACTTCTGCTAGCTTTACAGCAAACGGAGCGATGATCTATAACACTACAACAGATGGTGGAACTGGAACAACGGACGCAGTATGTATTTTAGCTTTTGGTTCTGATTTTACAGCAACTAACGGCACGTTTACTATTCAGTTTCCAGCACCAGGTACGAGCACAGCTATACTGAGATTATCGTAAGGATTTAACATGGCATTGATTATCAATGATCGTGTTAAGGAAACCACGACAACAACAGGAACGGGAACCGTGGACCTTGCAGGAGCAAGTGATGGTTTTCAAACTTTTGTCGCTGGTATCGGTACAACTAATACAACGTATTATTGCATTACGATGCAATCAGGTAGCACGGAATATGAAATAGGAATAGGCACTGTTACAGATGCAGCCCCTGATACATTATCAAGAGACACTGTTTTAGAGAGTACAAATAGTGATAATTTAGTAAATTTTTCTGCAGGTGCAAAAGATGTATTTTGTACATATCCAGCAAGGAGGGCGCCATCCCCTGTCATGGATCCTACAGCTTATGTTACTACACATAATTCTACTATCAGTGATACACAAACAATGGACTCTGGCGTTTTAGCTGGACCTGTATCTATTACAGGGACACTGTCCGTAACAGGGAATTTATTTATTTTATGAGCACGCTTGAAGTAAATAAAATTATACCACAAGGATCAGGCACTGCTCTTCAAATTGGAGAGAACGGTGACACCATAACGTTGCCAACAGGAACAACGATAACATTACCTAACGGATCAGTTACCAACGACGAACTAGCAGGTTCTATTGCTAATGCAAAATTAGCGAATTCATCAATTACAATTAATGGATCATCTGTTGCTTTAGGTGGCTCAACCACTGTACAAGCAGTTTTAACATTTCCAACAATCAGTTCTATAAATCCTAGTGTTATAGAAAACACACAAACAGCAGTTACTATAACAGGAACCAATTATATTTCTGTTCCTTTTGTCGATGCGATTAATTCTTCAACAGGAGCTATTGTGTCAGCAGACTCAGTATCGTTTACAAGTGGAACAACTATTGTAGCAACATTTACTTTACCTGTAGATGGCACCTATTTTCTTCGTGTAGAAAACACTGACGGACTAGCCGTACGATCAGGTTCAGCATTACTAACAGTATCAGACGCACCAGCTTGGCAAACAGCGGCGGGTAGTCTCGGTAGTTTTGCTGCAGGGTCATCTGTTGGAACGATTACCATTACAGCGACAGATGCTGTCTCTTTTGCTGTAACGTCTGGGGCTTTGCCTGGAGGTCTTACGTTGAATAGCGCAGCAACTAATGCTACAATAACAGGAACAGAGTCAGGAGCAACAAGTGCTACGACGTATAACTTTACGGTGACGGCTACCGATGCAGAGGGTCAAACAGCAGACAGAGCATTTAGTATAGCAATAACTGTAGGGCAAATAAATAGTATGAGGTTTGATCCATAATGGGAACATATTTAAATAGAACACCGTCAAGTGCGGGTAATGAAAAAACTTGGACAGTTAGCTTTTGGGTAAAAAGAGCTGGTATATCAAGTACATCAAGTCAATTTTTATTTGCTTCAGATACAAACTATAGTGATTATGTTTGGTGCAGATTTTGTGGAACAGAAGTTACAGGCAAAGCAGATATGCTGCAAGTTTTTATGGTGGAGCCAAATGCTAGAGAAAGTAACGTAAGAACTAATAGATTGTTCCGTGACCCTTCTTCTTGGTATCACATTGTTATTCGCTGCGACACAACTCAAAGCACGGCTGCAGATAGATTAAGAATTTATGTTAATGGTGTTGAACAAACTTCTTTTGATACAGCATCTTATCTTAATCAAAATGATGACAATATGAATTGGAATAGTAATGTCCCCCAGATAATAGGAGCACAACTTTCTGGTGGTACGAGTGAAAGATTTCAAAATGGATACATAACTAATTTTGTTAATATTGATGGGCAATCTTTAGCGCCGACAT